AGCTACCAGAGATATGTATTAAGGCTGCTACTCCAGAGGTGGGATGCTGTAGTAAGTGCGGTGCTCCCTATGAACGCATCACACAAGAAACAGAGGAATACAGCCAGGCTAGAAAACATGGCGGTTGGAATAAGGCAAAGGATATTTTACTAGAGGGTAATAGAAAGGATGCTCCTGCCTTAACTCGCCAAACAGAAACTCTAGGCTGGCAACCCACCTGTGAATGTAATGCTGATAAAGTTCCATCGTTAGTTCTTGACCCATTTGGAGGAGCGGGAACTGTCGGCTGGGTGGCAAAGAAACTTAACCGCCGTGCAATTTTGTATGAGCTATCAGAGGAGTATTGCCAATTAAGTGTAGAGAGAATGAGGCAGCAGGTTTTATTATGAACCGCTTATCATAAATCTAAGATGAGGAGAAGGAAATAATCTAACTTGAGGGTGGGGTGAAAGCCTCTGGCAAAGAGAGGGTAGCCCTAGCCTTGAGGGGGTAGTGGGGTGGAAGTGATGAAGCAAGTAGGTGTCAATTGTATATTGACTAACCGCTTGTGGAGCCAAGCCCCACTACTCAAGGGGATAAGGGGGAAAATGATGCCCAGTTTATATGACTTGAAACCACAAGAGAAAGTATTTGCCTTATTAGAAGGCTCTGAAATGCAGAGCTTAGTACCAGAGAGGAATCGCGTTTGGTGGACTCTGCATTTCTATAGTTCCGAAAAAAGCCGTCTTGTTGCTGCCAAGAAAAGGAAGAGGCTCTCCCCAAATGCTATGTTTATGACATGGGAGTTTACCTTAGAAGATATTATCAAGCAAGGCAAATGGTTATTGGTTGAGCAATCCAACAAGATATTACTATCAGATAAGCTGAATATACTTAGGCAACTGACTAAGGGTAACTGAGAACAAAAGAGGTGGAGGATAGCTGGACTGCCCCACTACTCAAGGGAATAAAGGAGGAGAATTGAACGCTATATGTGAGAGGACAGATTGCAAGTATAGTGGAATAAACAACTCTCTACAAAATTTGAGGATTTGCAAGAGGCAAACTATCAAGATAAGCAAGCGAGGGTTTTGCCAGTCAAAGGAGAAGAAATGACTGAGCCAACAAAAGAACAGGTTAAGTGGTTTTGGGGGAAATGTCTGAACACAAGGGTGGAAATGAGAAAAGGCTTTTGGGATGAATGTGGTGATTTTATTGAGATGCAGGATAATCCCTATAGTCCACCCCACAAAACGAAAAGCCTGTGCTACCTCAAGGAAGATAGGGATTTTACTTACGATGAGAGGGCTACATACGAAGAAGAACTGGCTAGTGGTAAAATCAAGGGATTTCCTGACAGGGCACAGTGGTGGGAAGAAGTACCTGCAATTGACCTCAACAACCTCTTCAAGTATGCTGATGCACAATTGGACGAGGTTGGAGAACACTATATCATTCTACAGAAAAATTGGACTGACTCCTCTATTAAACATGCCACTATAGGCTTCACAAATATTAGCAAGTTCCCACATGAATTTGAGGGAGAAGATAAAAGCTACGCCTTAGCTCTCCTCTGGGCAATCCTCAAGATATTTAAGGAGAAGAGATGATGGGTAAGGAAGTAAGAAGACAAGCTGGTGATTTAATAAGTGACTGTGTAAATAGGGGAAGTTTTACCGATGAGGACATGGAGAAAATCCACCAACTCTACCAGAAGGAGTTTGAGAGGCTCATTGAGGAGATAAAAATAACTATTCTGCAAGAGCTACATCATAATCTTAGCTTTTTCTCTTGGTGGCAAGCTCTGAAAGAAAGATGGCTGAAGGAGGAGAAATGATTGAGCCAACAAAAGAACAGGCAGAGTGGCTTTGGGAGAAGTGTGGATTGCACCACTACCCTAATTGTGAGTGTATAAGGGGTAAGGATATTTGTTGGGGGGAAAGTGAGGAAACCTATGGGGAAAATGGTCATTGGCATTTTGTTTTGCCCCCTACAGACCTCAACAACCTCTTCAAGTATGAACCTCTTACTGCCATGGGCTATGTCATTAAGACTCACACCTACAAGAGAGAAGCTGCTGGCATTATGGCACAATGCTCTTGGGTAATCATTGAAAAGGACAGAGAGGTCATTGTCACTTGGACTGCTAAGGAACTGAAAGATGCTTTATTCTGGGCAATCTGTAAGATATTAAAGGAGGAGAAATGAACCAAGACATAGAGTCATTAAGACTGACCAAAGAGGAGCGGGATGAAATTTTCGATGCGTTGCCATCTACAGCAACAGCCGGGGATGAAAGGAAAGCTCTATGCGATGCCCAAATCAAGAAAGTCCTCGATAAAGGCTATGTCAAACTAGCTGATAATCAGGAGTTGCCTTGGAAATGCCAGCACTGCCCAACTGGAACAAATACTTTAGCTAGACGTGACTCAAAAGGTTATGTTTGGAAGAAGGTGAAAGATGAAAAGGATTAAAACACCTCCAGAGATAGAGGTTGGTTATAAAGGATTGCGGGAGTTTATCCGGGAGCAGTTTGGTGATGCTACACTTGATGGATATGAAAACAGCCTTAAAGATGCCCAACTCAAAGCAGCCCGAAAGGAAGTCAGGGAGTTTGTGGAGTGGGTAAAACCCCGCTTGCTCTTCACCAATGAAACGGAAGAGGACATTTATAAAGCCAAAGTAAAGGAGTTGCTGGATGAATAAGACACCACGTCTAAGCCCAACAGGAATTGAATATGGAGATTATGCTTGGAACTTCGCTAGTGGATGCGGAAACAATATTGACGGGAAGTGCAAGGCAGGAAACTTCAACTGCTGGGCTTATTCCATAGTGCAAAGATTCCCTGACCACTATCCGAATGGTTTCAACCCAACAGTCTATCCTGAAGCCTTGCTCTCACCATTATATCTAAAGAAACCAAGCCGAATACTATGTGCCTTTATGGGCGACTTATTCTGGGATTGCCCAGAGTTCAACCCTTATACTCAAAATATACGAGTGAATTATCCGTTTGGCGGGGTAACAACTGATAGCCTCAAAGGTCACCTTTATCGGGTAATAAGGGCACGACCTGAGCACACATTCCTTTTTCTTACTAAGCAACCGCAGAACCTACCTCAGTGGAGTCCGTTTCCTTCTAATGTTTGGCTTGGTGTCTCAGCTTGTAATGCCAGTGATGCAATAGAAGCGAACAAGTACATCGCTAAAATACAAGCTAAGGTCAAATACCTGTCGATTGAACCGATGCAGTATTGGCGTCTGTCGGCTGAAACGATACAGGGCATTATTAGCTATTATCATTGGGTCATTCTAGGCGCACAGACACGACCGTATCGACCTCCAGCAATTCAAGACATTCGGAAGATAGTTGAAGCCTGTGATAAGGCTGACGTGAAGGTGTTCCTGAAGAAAAACTTGTGGGAATGCCTATACACTGAGACTTGGGATGATGATGTATTTTGGTCTAATAATAAAGCCACATTAAGGCAGGAGATACCATGACCGCTCAGAAGTATCAGATAGAAAGGAGAAGGGGATGAGAAAGATAGATGATGTTGTTTTAGCAATCTTAAGTAGAGTTTCTATTGATGGGAATATCGTTACATTGAATTGTGGGCAGTTAAATAGGAAACAATATCTTGAAGTTAATGGGGTTTTAGAAGCAATGGGGGGCAAGTGGAATAGGAAAGCTAAGGGGCATATATTCCCAGATAACCCTAGTGCCAAATTAGAAGCTGTGCTTTTAACTGGAGAATATAATAAATCTGCTGATTATGGTTACTTCACCACGCCACTGGATTTAGCTGATAGGATGATTTCTTACGCTGAATTGACATCTGATATGGTGGTGTTAGAACCTTCAGCAGGGCAAGGTGCGATAGCTGAAAGGATAGCCAGAATCATTGGCTATGGTAATGTCCATTGTTTTGAGTTATTGCCTGACAATTGCGAAGCTTTAATGAAGCGTGGATTTATGAAAACTGAATGTTGCGATTTTCTTTCAGTAGAACCACAGCCATTATATGACCGTGTAATTATGAATCCGCCATTTACTAAACAACAAGATATAGAGCACGTAACTCACGCCTTGAAGTGTATTAAGCCTAGTGGGGGATTAGTTAGTATTATGGCTTCTGGCATTACTTTCAGGCAGAATAGGAAAACAACAGAATTTTTGGATTTGATAAGTGGTAGCAGGATAATCCCTAATCCCCCTGAATCATTCAAGTTATCAGGAACTTTAGTGAATACAGTGACTATTATCATTGGGGCAATGAAGTAGAGAGTGATATATGACTGCTCAAGTGGGGAGCCAAGCCCGACCACCAAAACTCTGTCAAAGTCCTCCTTTGCAGATTGTGTCTAAAGCATCACCTTTCAATTTGGTCATTATGGGTCTGTGCGATGAGCCACTTGGGCGGTCAATAAGGAGTTTGATGTGACTGAAATAAAAGCACCAATGAAGTGGACGAGTTATCCTAGACCAAGAATATTTCTAGCTGGCAGCATTGAAATGGGAAAAGCCCAGAATTGGCAAGAACGTGTTGCAAAGTCATTGGTAAATTGTACGATACTAAATCCAAGGCGTGATGATTGGGATACCTCATGGACTCAGTCCATTGATAATCCTCAGTTTAGAGAACAGGTTGAGTGGGAATTACTAGCCCAAGAAGATGCTGACCTTGTCCTAATGAACTTCGACCCTGATACTAAATCGCCTATTACTCTTTTGGAACTGGGTTTATTCAAAGATAAGCCAATGATAGTCTGCTGCCCTACTGGGTACTGGCGTAAAGGTAATGTGGACATTGTTTGCCGTAGGTATAATATCAAAACTGTTAAAACAACTGACCACCTGATAGATATGGCTGTAGAGTATCTTAGAAATATGCCACATAAGGAACTAACCGCATGGGATGTGGTGGGCTAATAAATCCACTTGGGCGGTCAAATAAAGGGAGAGGATATGAGGATAAATAGAGTTCAATTTGTGTGGTGGTGGCAAACCCCTTGCTTAAAATGCTGGGCTTATCCTAGAGATTATAAAAGCTGTGCAGTGTGCAAGGGGAAGCCCATCTTCTGGGCACTGTATTTAGGCATTGTTGAGATTAGACTCTTCCCAATAAAGAGGAGATTGATTTCAAGCAGGAATACGATAAACTCAGGATAAAGGAGAGGCTGAGGCAGCAGGTTTTGTTATAACTTGACAAGTGCAAACGCTTCATCTACTATATACATGAGGTGAGCGTTATGGAGAAGATAAAGGTGCTGGCTGAGGTCAAGGTAAAAGAAGAAGCAACCCCGGAAGAGCTTTGTGCATTGAAAAAACTCTTGGAGAAGGCCGGTCTTATTGTTGAGGCTGATGGTAGAGAGTTGTTGATTTCGGTAGAGGACAGGGATGACTAGACGGTCAAAAAGTGATCCCCAGAGGATATCTGCCAGGGAGAGGCAAAGAGAGGCTCTTGAATTAAGGAAGCAAGGACTTCCCTTTGAGGCTATTGCTCAGAAGGTGGGATATCGGAGCCGTCAAGCAGCAGCCTATGGGGTAGAAGCTGCCCTGCGTAGAATAACACAGCGTCCAGCCCAAGAACTAAAGAAACTTGACATAGAAAGACTTGACATGCTATTTCTTTTCCTTATGAAAAGAATCAGGCGAGGTGACCCAAAAGCTATCATTGCAGCCCTCCGGATTATGGAGCGCCGAGCCAAACTCCTCGGACTAGATATGCCTACAGAGGAACATATCACAGGCAAGATACAACTTGAACCACTACCCGATTTATCTGGAAAAAGTGATGCCGAATTAAATGCCGCCTTGGCCGAAGTGGAGAGGATACTTGGTGTCAACCCTGAACCAATTGCATGAATATAGGGATACCATCCTTGATGAGAAGGGACGCAGGGACATAGTTTCCTGGGCTGAGAATAACTTCTTTGCCGAAGCCACAGTTGATAACCCCGAAATAGACAGAATCCACCTTCGCCCGCATCAGAAAGCCGTTCTTCGATATGCATTCCAAAGAGATGCAGGCAAGTTCCGTTTTAAGACCGTAATCTACAGTACCACAAAGAAAGGCGGTAAGACGGCTGTCGGTGGATTGGTAGGAAGATGGGCCGCTGAGTCTTGGGAAGACAATGGCGATGTCTACTTTGTAGGGAATGATGCAGACCAAGCAAAAGAAAAGGGCTATGCCGCCCTCAAGACCAGCATAGAACTTCACCCTGATTTCCGCCGAGACAAGCAAGAGCTACCAGGCAAGTGGCTCCTCAGAGATACCCGGGCCAGATATATCCCCAATGGTTCAAAGGTTCATGCTGTTGCTCTAGATTATAAAGGAGAGGCAGGTTCTAATCCAGTGATGACAGTCTGGACCGAGCTCTGGGGCTTCACTGACAAAGCAGCCAAGCGGTTCTGGGCTGAGATGGCGCCGGCGCCGACCAGGCCGAATTCTATCAGATTCATTGAGACGTATGCTGGGTTCGTGGGTGAGTCGGAGTTACTAGAAGGACTATACGAAAATGTCGTGGTGAATGGTAGACAGCTCCAAGTTCAGGATTTGATGAATGTCTTGGGTACCGACTATGAACATGGATGCTTTGTCGAAGCCCCGAATCCCGACTCCTTGATTCCCTGCTGGGTGAATGAGGAGGCAGGAATATTCGCCTACTGGGATTCTGGAGAATTAGCAAGAAGGATGCCCTGGCAGCAAGGGGAGCACGGTGCATCGTATTATAAATCGGAAGCCGCTACTCAGACTGAAGCACAGTTTCGGAGACTTCACTTGAATGAGTGGGTGAGCGCCGAATCGGAATTCATTCCAATTGAATTGTGGGACGCCTGCCTGAATCCACTTCCTCTAGTTGTCGGGGATAAGATGCCCTTAATCGTCGGACTGGATGCCGCGGTAACCGGTGATTGTTTTGGACTCGTGGTTGTCTCACGGGATCCTGCTGACCCCCAGAACAATGTGGCTATTAGATTAGCCAGAAAGTGGGCGCCCCCTGAGGGCGGCAAGATAGACTATGACCAAGCGGGGGATCTCCTGAGATGGCTCAAGGAGAACTTTAATGTTGTCCAGGTATGCTATGACCCCTATCAACTTGAATACTTTGTAAAGAAGTACCGGGAAGAGCTGGGGCTGTGGTTCGAAGACTTCAATCAGGGCAATAAAAGGCTCACCGCTGACAATGATTTATATCACATGATTATAGATAAACGTATCCGTCATGATGGCGACCCCGACCTCAGGAGCCACATCCAGAACTGCAATGCCAAGATACCGAAAGATGAGGACAACAAACTGAGACTCGTCAAGAAGTCGGAGAACAGGAAAATCGACTTGGCTGTGGCTTTGAGCATGGCTGCCGCGGAATGCTTGCGTTTGAATATCGGTTGACAGACCATTCCCTGCCTTTGATAGCAACTGGATGGCAAGCGTACAGCAGAAGTGGCTTGAGGTTTATAGGGATTTATATCGAAAGGAGAAAGATGGAATCTGAAACAACACCAGACAGGAATAGGAAGCAGGAGATAATGGATGCTCTCTCAATAATGGAGAGAGACAAAGGAGCACAAGAAGAACTGATTCATTGGCTTGATGAAGAGGGCTATTTCACGAGCCCAGCGAGTACGAAGTATCATAATGACTATTCTGGAGGATTGATGGATCATTCTTGGAACGTCCTTGAGTTGCTTGATTATTACAATGCCTCTTTAGGGCTTGCTGTTCCTTGGGAGACGGTCCGCATTACTGCCCTTCTCCATGATGTCTGTAAAGTGGGTCTCTATATCGGAGAGAATGGGAACTATAGTGTCAATAAGGCTCATCCGAAAGGGCATGGGGAATTGTCGCTGATGATAGTGAGGCAATTTTTCAAACTGACCGAACTCGAAGAGAAGATGATTCACTATCATATGGGACCCTATGGCTGCCATGAGTTCGATGAGAAGAACGGCGAATATCCTCTTCGTGGGGGTGGCTTGGCTAATGCTTGGTATCACTTCCCAGCGGTGAAAGTAATGTATTTCTGTGATGAATTGGCGTCTTTGAAGGAGATAGATGCAAAAACATCTTAAAGCCTGGAGGATAGGCTGTCAGGTTCTATATGGTCAGGAAGGTCTGGACTGGCAGTATTATGTGACGTGTGAAATCTATTGGCAGAAGTGGGGAGAGTTGAATAGAAACTAGGAGGAATCGTGAGTTTCAGAAGTCTATTGTATTCGTTAGCTAGAGGCATGGGGGATGTCAATGCGGTCAAGAAGGGGAAGGTTGG